TTTCCTGTATAAAAATTGACGATCTGCCATATATTTAATTTTAACTCATTTAAAAATCTCTGTCAAAATCCGGACGTTTTATCGGCGCCGGGTAGTTCTCGCGGATGAACTTCAACTTCTCGTCAAGTGTTTTTTTTTATGCTTATTCAAGAAATTGCGCTGATAAACCTGTTGCGCGCATTTTCTTGAATAAAAACGGCTGTCGGCCCGCTTTGGCAAAAAACGCCTTCCACAGCCACATTCACAAACCCGGTACGGGTCCTCCCCGAACGAAATTTCCCTTGGCCCTGGAAGGAATGTATCCAAAATTGGCGCGGCAGGGGTTGGACCCATGGGTTTTTGCCCATCACCGATCTTTGTCAGTATATCGTTCAAGGAAGCCAGGTCTTCTGTCTCAATGATTAATTTGAAATTCATAACGTCCCTTTCTTTGGTGTTTATTTTTGATAAACTTCAATTGATTTAATGATCATCTCTGCCGGTACTTCGCTTGTTTCAAACACGTGTGAGAATGCAGGATCTCCCCCTGCCTGTATATTGCATATAAGGAATAACCCGACGTCTGGGATGTTTTTTGTTGTCTCATAATATTTTTTACGATCGATAAACCAGGTTAATTTCCCTTGCGTCCATTCGACTGCAAACTGATGTAAACCCTCGCTTAAATCAAATGACAGGGCCTGCCCGTTCCCCTTACTCTGATGTTCGCCACCTGCATCAAGCCAATGGTGCGTGAAGGTCGCACGTTTTGAGTCCGGCCCCATTAGTTCGACAATATCAATTTCAGGCAACCAGCCCCTCTTGTCGTACATCCAGATTGCCGGAAAGTACAGGAACCCTTGAGGCGGCATCTTTGCCGACACTTCGATAAACCCATATTTAAAATTCATAAAATTGTGGCTGCTTATCAGTCCGCATTTATTCGCGACAGGGTTATCGCGGTCTGCGATCAAGGCCAGGCCATGAGTTTTTTTAACCACACATTCCTTTCGCCAGATCACCCTGCCTTTGTAAGTCAAATTTATCCCGCTCCAGGGTTCGCGAAAGTCCCATTTTGACCAGTCAATGCCATGGGCAAAATCATCTCTGAAGATTAACTTGTACCCATTTGACAACGGGTCAAATGACGATGCCCCTCCAAATAGGTCCCGAAGGAATTGCCTGATTTTTTCAAGTAATTTTTTCATGTTTTTCTTAATTGCGGTTAGTGACCCATTAGGGGCAATAAGGAGAAGGAGACAATCCCCTTCTCACGCCCCCATTTTTTACAACCTTTCAAGTCTTGCTTTCAGACATTCGTTGTAGGTGTACATTGCTCCTGCCTGTACAAGTAAAAGTGATTTCTGAACCGGGTCGATCTCCTTGACCCTTTCACCTTCATTAAAAGCATTCAACTTGTTCAGCTTCTCTTCGAGCTGTGCCTGTTCTTCGATCAGGCGTGTTTTGAAATCATCCATTTTATTGAATTTTACTGCCCCTAATGTGCCAGTAACCGCAAGCTGATACATTGAAGCATTGTTTTTATTTGATTACAGCCATGCGGTTACTGGCTGGCTCATTATATGATATTTATCTCGTTTCATGATTAATATTTATCTCGTTTCACATTGAAACAGCATGCCAGGAAAAAGATCCCGAACATCGAAATGAGCATTATGTTTTCAGGGCACATGATCAATTATAATTTGGTTCATGAAAGTCTTCGTTATCGAGTATTGCATTGATCACAATACAGTGTAATTTTAACAATGCCCACAGGCACGATGCCGCTATCGCGATAATTACCAAGGCCATAACACTGACAGTAAATGTTTGATGAGGACGATAAGCGCTATGGAGACAAACAACCCAAAAACGCTGGTTAAATAGTTTTTAAACTCCGTTTTAAAAGGCAAGCGGATCTTGTTGACAAGCTTTTGCTTGTACATAATATGTATATGTGCGCACCAAAACGCCTCTCCTGCCCCTTTTGCATCAAATCGGAACAAGGCAAGATATAACTTGCCAAGGCACCAGAACAGGTGATATGTCCAGAATATCGCGCTCATGATAATTCCTTGTAATGAAGCAACAACTCTATTTTAACATCAATTGTTTGTGCGAGCAGCTCAACCTGCCCGTTGCGCCAATCTTCTAACCCTATCCGGTCAATGATCCTGATTTTCATATTTTTGCTTTCAAGTTGTTTGTCGTTTTCCGCGTCATATATATCAACCTTGAAAATTTCATAAGCCATTACGTGTTACTTCAGATGTTTGAAAAATTAAGGTCGATCAATTTATATGACCCATTCCCGTCGCGTTCCCACAAACGGAAGTAAGTTTTTGACCCCGGGCGCCGGATCCCTTCAGAAAGTATGTTGATCGCGTCCTGGAACAGCGGGTGGCTGATCTTTGTGCGGTATTTCATGAGCTGAAATACCTTTTTAGCATCGATCTTGCCCCTGCTCGTCGAAAAAGCATCGATCACGAGGTCCTTCACGAATTCCATCTTGCTGTCGATGTTTTCGCTTAAGAATGCATCAAGCTTTTCCTTTGATGCCTTGATTGCCAGGTCGTCAAAGTCGATCCTGTCCGATATGCTCACCTCAATTTTTATAGAACGGTCGAAGTTGAACCAGGTAAAATTTCCCTTCCCGTCAGCTTTAGCCTTGTATTCCTCCATTGCCTTCCTGTAGACGTCATTACAAAGCCGCCCGGTAAGCTGCTTGAAGCTAACCAGTTTCTTGTTGATCGACTTGGCTTCGCGCGCGAGGGCCGCCGCGTTGCGTTCCTTGAGACGTGTTCCGCCCGAGACGTATTCGACCGGGACAATAGCCCCCGATTCGTCTTTCCATGTTTTGTCTTTAATTTTCTGTATCATGATTGTGTTTCTATAATGATAGTTTGTACTTGCATTTTTCTCAGTTGCAGGATGTTCCTTTTAATCGCTTCCCTGTCCCCTACAAGTTCCTTGACCTGCTGGACGATTATCCTTGAATAGGCCGAACCAGGCCGGTGATAGATGGTCCGCGCCAGCCTTGCGGCTATTTGACGGTCGATCTTATCAACTTGCTTCTCAAGCCTGTTAATGGCCTGATAGAATGTTTCATAACGAGTGCGTGCCATGCTAAATTGATTTAAGTTTATCGCGTTCCTCGATTTCTTTGCGGGTTAGGAACTCGCCCAGCTCGATCCTCACGTCGGTCATCAACAGCCGTTCGAACTTATGTTCAGCGATCTGGCCGATATACCCGCCGACGTTCCTCGTGCCATCGAAGGCCATAAGGACCATGCGGCGAGGGTCATATACATACTTTCGTGTGTTCATTGTTCTTTGTGTTTTGGCATTGTGTAATTTTGTACCCCTTCTTCCCAAATCGTGTAGGGCTTTCCACCCCCATAGCGGCTCATTGGATAAGCCTGGTAACCTTCTACCCATATCTTTACGTTCGCGTCAAACCGGATGCTCCGGGCAACGCGCCCGCTCGGATGGCTGCCCTCGGCGTGGCTTACCAGGATGAAAAGTTTCGTCCTGAACCGGTCCCTGAGGCGCTTGTATTCCGTATAGGTCAACCCGGTGTATTGTATCGAATCAATGATGACGATGTCCTGGCTCTTGGGTTTTTCGAGCCGGGCGATCAGCTCCCCGACCGGTTCCATGTCAAGGAGCAGGAACCGGCGCGCAACTTCCTGCATGTTGCAGTCGGCGCATGCATTGCGCAGTGAAAGTGAAACGCCCTCCTCCAGTGAATCATAAGCTACCCGCCTGCCAAATGTTGTCAGGTACTTTGCCAGTTGAAGGGCAAAGCGTGTTTTCCCGTTTCCCGAATTGCCCCAGATCAGCCAGGTCCCGGTCACCTCGGGCCTTCCTATTGCCTCCAACCACTCCCCTTCAAAGTCCAGGTTGCGTAGGTTGGTGTGAAATAACTGATGCATCGATACTGCCCTGCTCCCTTTCATAATCAGCTAATTTTACGAAGTTCGTCCTGGATCCGGCGAAGGGAATAATCCGTTTGTGCGATCATCTGCTGGATATTAATATTGCAGCCAGATGGGGTATTGGCCTTAATGATCAAAGCAGCATGGACGCTCTTAAATCTTTGCATTTCCTCGTTCCCGTCGGGAGATGTTTTCTGATAACGCGACCCATACCTGCTGAACATCTCTGTGTAACCGACCTTTTTTTGATCAATTGAGCGACGGATCTTCTCTTTTAAACCATCCGCCCCCATCATGTACCAGCCTGTGCATTTTTCAGTAGCGTTCCACAGCGCCTTCAACTCAAGGAACGCATCGTAAACCAAGTCCCCGGCCTCGTCAAGGATAATTAATGGGGAAGGCAACGAGCGCAGATAAAACACCAAATCTGCATATACATCACTGTACTTGCCCGTATGCCCTACCCCAAACTCCTTTGCAATGAAGCGTACCAGCTTCTGTCGCGTTTTAACCTGCGAACAGTCAACATAGACTGCATTTTTATGCGACCTCACGTATGCCCTCGCGGAAAAGGTCTTGCCAATGTCAGCTATGTCGCACAGCAGGCGGCTGGCCGCGTTCTGCTGACAAAATTGCAACTGTCCTGTGATGAATTCAAAAACCGGGGTGCGGGCAATGTTCCAAACCGGCTGATTCCCAATCGGTATTTCGCAGATCCTGGCAAGTGACATCCAGTTCTGATCAGAAATTACTCGCTCGGTCTCCCCGTTCTTGATACGTGAGTACTGTGCGTTGTTGATGCCGATACTTACAGCGAACTTTGCGTCGCTGCCGGGAAAGTTGTTACGTCGCTCTGCGAGCTGCGTAACGATACGTTGTTTTAATTCAGTTGTAATCATGGTGTTTTGGTTTATAATTGATGTTTTAAATGTCTTTTAAAGCCTTTTCCCGAGCCCAATTGCTTGAGTAACTACTCAGCAGATCCGCGGTGAACTCATCATCAGTTTGTTCTGTTGTTACTGGTTCTGGAACTACAATATCAATAGGCACCTCATTAAAGTTGACCGGCTCGAGTAGCTCAATTTTGCGCGTAATCTTTTCAGCGATTCCATCCTTTTCCATTTTGAAGAAGTGTGCCTGTCGCTTAGCCTGATCGACGCGGATCCGTTCGTCTTCGGGGGTCCGTTCCATCTTTGCCTCATTATACCTTTCAATCTTTGTTGCCTTTGTTATGAATGTGTCGCCCTGGTATAAGTAAACCTCACCGATGTTTCCGTCAGGATCTGGAACATAATAGGCTTCCACACTGTAATTGTGAGGTTTCAGCCGGGCAATGGCGCCCTGGTTGTCGATCGCGTACTTTTCATATTGCACAGAGGCGAAGTCGTTATTCCTGATCGATGTTTCGGTACGAAGGCCCAGGTACCGAAATAGTTTGTGTTTTTGAGGGCGGCCAAGGTCAGGGTTCATATTCTCAACCAATACCTGCCAGCGGGTTTTTCCAGGAAACAGTTTTTGATCGGGATGGGGAGAGTGATTGAATATATGAACGTCGTTTTTTGCATCTGCAATCAGAATTTCAGAATCGATCCTGGGTTGTTTATAATCTTCGTCCTTGTTTTCACTCTTAATTTTATAAGGGCCCTTCAAATTATATCTTCCAATACCTGTATGCTGTTTTTTCTCAACACCATATTTCAATGCACGAATCTTATGTTCTGCACGCTTTGACCTCGACAGGCCAGGAGCGCAAAAGGTAACATAGTTGAACATTGCCTCAAGGTCATCAGAGATATCCTTCATAAGGTGATTTTCAACCTCAACTTCACCAGGCCACATCAATTTATGAGTATCCAGGGTACGGAACATTTCCCTGAAACAATTCCACACCATAGTTATTCCAGGTTTATCTGTACTATAAACAACACCTAAGGCCACATCACTCAGTACATCAAAGGCAGCATAGGCGTTCAGCCAGGTACCCTCTGTCGTTTTACGACTAAATGTCCTGTCATCCATCGATATCTTGCTCAATGAGTATTGTGGTAAATTTCGATGGTTGTATGGGGTGTTCTTTGTGATATGATCGATGCGGTTGTTCCTTAATCTGTCAATTATGATTGCATTAGCCGGGTTGTTTATGATGTTCCACACAGTTGATCTGCTGATGACGATATAGGTGCCCTTTTCTGGATCAAAGAAATCATCGCGGTCATACATCACACCGGTTTCCTTATCAACGATCATCAAAGAACCGGAAAGAAATTGCAGATAATTGTCATAAACCCATGATCCGAAATCCAGGGTTTCCCGGCAGTACAGGGAGATGATCAGCCGCTCGACGGCATCGGTTGTTTTTCGTGCATTTGCGTTCTTATTACCCTTATGGATCAGATGTGAATACCCGTGTTCGATATAGTTTTTATACTTTTCTTTTAACCGCAATGGATTGGATGGAAGTGAATGTCTGTATTTTGTTGCATCAAGGCTATTCACCGCATCGCTCACTGCATCCCATATCCCGGAAGTCTTCCCTCCCAGCCGCTTGTTTTTTCCTTGCTTTTCCGAAAGATATCTACCGATCGCGTTAAGGATTGTTGCATTCGCATTGTACTCAACCTGCCGTTCGGTTTTTATATTCGTCTCATCGTCAAAAAGGAACTCACGGAAATACTTTGATGCTGCATGATCAGGCTCAATCAACTCCTGTAGCCGGTTGCGTTGCGAGTACTTTCGTACATCGCCATACTTTTCAACAATTCTCTGTTTGATATCTGACCTAAGCTGATCGTAATTGAGCAGGGCCGGGCAACCATGTCCACCGCCCTTGCGTACGCGCACGTGAGGAAATCGTCTTACATAATGATCATAAGCATCCATGCTCATCACCGGTCTTTGTTTGATACTGTCCGACTTAGGGTCCCCGTCCGTGAGGTCGGGTTTGGAGATACAGAATATGTTATTAAAATATTCCATTGTTTTTTTTGTTCCCGGGGGCCGATCCGATCAGCGCGTCGCGCTTTTCCCCGGGAGTTTGCTTACATTTACGTCGTCAAACTTTAAAATGTAGCGTTATGAACGAAGGTTTAACATTTGAAAAAGAAGTAGGCTTACTTCGTCTGCAGGTTAATTTCATTATCAAAGAGCTTTTGAACGATCATCAGAAGGATATTCTTTCTGGTATTGTGAGTAAAAATGAGCAATCAGACGGGGAAGTAATAGACGGAGGGACCTTTTAATCCTCCTGTATATACTTTCCTTAAATACAAGATGATCCCCTTCTGAAATAGCAAGGATCAATTCTCTTGTATCTTTTGCCAGGTAAAATTGTCCTGATTTTAACCTTGGCATGTTCTTTTTTTTGCCCCTTGAGATCAATACTATTGTCATGTGATGTGATTTTTAAATAATTAGTATGCTGCTTTTTTCGCAGGCGCGTTGCGCGTTGTTATAACAGGTATTCTTTCCAGAGGTCAATAAATTGATTGCCGACGTAAAGTGCCTTTTTTCTATTTTCGAAGTTAAGGCGAGACCCGACGTCCGCGTACGAAGCGCCCGACGAAAAGAAGCAATACGCGCAGAGCAACCCGGCATGCGCCCCATAGTACAGATAGCCAAACCACAAGTAGTACTTGTCCTGGGAAAAATCCCTGTAATCAGCGACCCAACCTTCATTGATCACTTTTGTGATCAGCTTGAGCTTTTTATAGGCAATCTCATCGGGGGTATTGTACCCCTCGACGGATTTTAGATATTCCTCCCTGGTCTTGTCATCAGCCAGGCTTAACGCGTCCTCGAACGTCCCGACGATGTCCATGATCGATTTTTCTTCTGTTTTCATACGTAGTGTTTTAATTTGATTGATTAGGTTTATTGTTCAGCTTGCGTTGTTTCGCAATGTTGATCCTTGATATTTGCTTTGCCAATTCAGCAATAGTGAGGCTGCGCCTCGTGCCCTGGCACCACGCGCATACGTATCTGATGCTATACCCTGTTTTAACAGCGACGAACCGCTTGTCCTCAGATGTAAGGTGTTCGGAAACCCTTCTGTTTTCTGGGTAGTCATACACATATTTGACTTTTCTTATTTTCCGTTGTACATTTGTTCCGTTCATTGTACAAATATAATACAGATTATTCTGTATATGCAAGAAAAAAGCAAAAAAAATACAGAAATTTCTGAAAGAATAATTCATATGATTGAATATCTTTCAGTTACACCAAATAAATTTTCAAAAAAATTAGGATACAACAGGACACAGACAATTTATGATATTATAAATTGTAAATCTGCTCCGAGTTTTGATTTTTTTAATAGGTTATTTAATTCAGAATATTCTGTATTGATTAATCCGTTATGGTTACTAACAGGAAAGGGTGATTTACTGAATTCAAATACTAAAAATGAAACTGAAACTCCTGACAAAAAGCCCCCTGGTAAATGTGAGTTGTGTATTCAAAAGAATATATCAATAGATGCGCTCCAAAGGCTTTCATTGATCCAGCAGAAAACAATCGATCTGCTTAATGCCCGCATTGATGATCTTGAAAAAAAAGACAACATAATTGATGACGGGCAAAAAAGGAAGGCCGGTTAACCTGGATGTCACCAATACGGTGACAATGTGGTATATTTATCAACGCCACACGCTTTTTACCATCAACTATTTCTGAATATTTATTGTTAGTATATGTAGTTCAGTATATTACATCAATATCTATGTTTTTAGCGAGGAATTTTAACAAGTATTATACCCACCCTATTAAACTATTTTTATTCAATTTTAGCTTACTTTAATGCCGTTGACCATATACAATGAACTGTTTTTGGCCGTCCTCTTGGCCGTCCTCTTGGCCGTCCTCTTGGCCGTCCTTTATAATTTTGCGGCAAAAATCAGCTGTCCTGTAATCAATGTACGGGGCAAAAAAAATGGCCTAAAATGGCCGCCAATTATAAATAGTACCGGTATTGAAATATTGCGCCACAGGGCAGAAAATGTAGTAATTCAAGTATATTTGCAGGTATAATGGAACTTTAATTAACCAATGTCACTTTTCCGAGGTAATAAATGTAAGCTGAATATAAGTAAAATAAACATTTCGAATTAAACGGCAATTTATACCAATACTACTGTATCCCGCAATTATCTAAAGAAACCGGCAAAAATATATTACTATTCATTTATACATTTCCTTTTGTGCCCCATACCTTCCAAATGTAGGAAAAATTCTTAATTTTGCCTGTCTTTAATAAACCAACTCTTTTACTATGAGTAACTACATCGGAATCCGTATCGAAGATAAGTATGAAATGGAAAG